AACCTAAAGCAAAAGTAAATACTAGACCTTTAATATGACAAAAGTCTTAGATAAGAAAGATTGGGTCTGTACTCAACCATTTGAGTTTGCAGAAATATTTGACCATAAAATGTTTATGTGTTGCCCAAACTGGTTACCCGAAGATCTAGGAAATCCTAATAACATATTAGAAAACTTTAAATCAGAAAAAGCTCAAGCTATTAGAGATAGTATGCTTGATGGTTCATATAAGTACTGCATAGAATCTAGATGTCCTAAACTAACAGGATTAAAAGAAGGTAAAACAACTGGTTTTATACCTAAATCAGAATATATAGAAAGAAAAGACGAATTTGAAAACCAGTATCCTCATCAACTTAAATATAATTTTGACCAGAGCTGTAATTTAAAATGTCCTTCTTGTAGATTAACTTTTATAAATTACGAAGGCAAACAGAGAGAAAGAACAGAAGAGTTAATACAGAATATAGAAGACCAAGTAGGGGAAGAACTAACACATATAGAATGTACAGGATCTGGAGATGCATTTTTCTCTAGAACTTTTAGAAAATGGATGATGAGATTTGATCCTACTAAGTACCCTAAGTTACAATCAATCCATTTACATACCAATGCTACACTATGGAATGAATCTAATTGGACTAGAATGCAAAATGTACATAGATTTGTTAAGAGTTGTGAGATATCTGTAGATGCAGCTTGTAAAGATACTTATGAAAATAAAACTAGACTAGGAGGCAAATGGGATACACTAATGAGTAACTTGGAGTATATATCTAACATACCCACACTAAAAAACGTTACTCTATCTTTCGTAGTTCAGAATGATAATTTTACTGAAATGAAAGACTTTTATGAATTAGCCGGTAAAATATTTGGAGGTAAAAATAAAGAGTGGAGTGTATTTTATAATAGAGTTGTTAACTGGGGACATTGGTCAGATGAAAAATTTAATTCAGTAGATGTAGGGAATCCTAATCATTCTCAATTTCCAGAATTAATGAAGGTATATAGAACACTACCTCAAGTTACTAACATTAGACATAACCTTACTATAATATGAGTTTAAAGTGTACAAATATTGATGCTGGGTTAAGGATTCATACTGATGGTACATACTCTCCCTGTTGTTTAACAAGAGGAGTAAAGTATAAAGACCGCAAAGGAGAAGATATGAACGTTAAAACTCATACTTTTGAAGAAGCTTTCTCTTCACCTACATTAGATGAAATAAGAAATGCTTTTAAAAATAATATTAAACATCCTGCTTGCGAAACTTGTTGGCAAGAAGAGGCTTTAGGAAGAGCAAGCAAGCGAGTAAGAGATAATCAAAAAACTATAAGTGATCAGGTTATACATAATACTCCTTTTTCATTAGAGTTAAATTTAGGTAATATTTGTAATTTAGCTTGTAGAATGTGTTCTCTAGGTGCATCTATGAATTGGAAAAAAGAACACAACCTAACACTAGGACCAGATGAACAATGGTCTAAAGAACAGATAAATCAAATTGCTAAGACCTACAATAATGCCTTTACAGATGATAGTTTAATATGGGAACAATTGCATTCTAATATGAAGTATGTAAGGCACTTAGACATGTATGGCGGAGAGCCGCTAATGATGAAAAAGCAATGGGATGCCCTAAGGTATAGTGTTGAACAAGGTTATGCTAAAAATCAATACATACATTTTAATACTAACGGAACTATTTTTAAATCTGAATATGTTGACATACTTAAACATTTTAAACAAGCAGATATATCTTTTAGTATAGACGGTACACATAAATATTTTGAATATATAAGATACCCAGCTAAGTGGAATGAAACTGAAAATATTATGGAGACTTGGTTGGAAAATACAAAAGAATTTCATAATATACATTATGACTTATGCTTTACATATCAGATACTAAACGTACTTAATTATGGCGCAGTAGCTGAATGGTGCAAAGATAGAAATATAAGAATATATAGAAACGGTGTATATGCCCCTCATTACTATAATGCTACTAATATAAGGGAGAGTTTAAAACCAGCTATCATAGAAAAAATTAGAGCTACACCTGTAAGGTACCCTGAAATTAGAGAAGAATGGGAAGATATAATAGGTCATATAAATTTTAAAGAAGCTGACCCAGTACAGTGGCAGAAGTTTTTAACGGTAAATAATAATTTAGATATATCAAGAAATCAATCTTTTGTAGATTTATTTCCTGAAGAGGTTAAATTGTTTAAGTATAAATTAATCTAATGGACGCAATATTTACGTGGAAAAGATTATCGTCGTATAAAGAGTTAGAAAGTACGTTTTTTTGGCATTATGCTAAGATTAGTACTCAAACTGCAGGTAAATTTCATAATACTATATTATATACGGACGAAGAAGGCCGAAAAGACTTTGAAAGGTTTGGTATTGGTTTTAATAAAGTTATTGTACTGCCAGAATTAGAATCATTTAAAGGTAGTATTTTTAGCATACCTAAAATATATGCTATGATACAAAGAAAAGAACCTTATGTACATTTAGACTTTGATGTCTTTACTAATATAACTCATACTTCTAACGAACCAATTGCCTTCGGATACCCAGAAGTAAATTTAAAAGTATTCACTGATATAAATGAGATAGAATACTTAAACCAAAATTATCTTAATTCTTACAAAGAAGAATTTTATAAATACTACGACCGTAAAGATTGGGACTGGAGATTAGTTCCTAACTTTGGAGTTTTTATTGTAAATAATCCTTCATTAGTTTCTGACATATTTAAAGACATACTTAATAATATAGAAGAATTAAAACCTAATGAAAGTAAAGAACATAAGTATGCTTCTTTTATAGAACAGTTTTTATTTATGAGAGCTGTAGAAGACTATGATATAGATTATGAGTTTATATACGATGCAAATCCCTTTACATTTAAAGATCAGAACTTTGTGTACGTTAAAGATAAGTTAGTTAATGTAAGTTACACATCTGGTTTATATAAACATTTAAATACGTTAAAGTTTACTCATTTTCACGGATATAAAAAATACCCAGTATTTAGTAATACTATAATTAAAAAATTAATAACAAAAGAAAACCCAATATAAATGTCAAAAGAAAAAAAAGAGATCAATTTACAGGAAGAAGAAGTAAATAATCTATTAGTTTTACAAAATAGAAAGACAGCTTTAAGAAATGAATTAGCCGATATCGGTCTTTTAGAGCTATCTATTAAAGATAGAAAAGAGCGTGCAAGTTCTTTTAATAAAGAGACATTAGAAGCTCAAGAACGTATAGGTAAAGAATTGACTGAAAAGTACGGACAAGGAGCTCTTGATCTCGATAGAAAAGTATTCATACCTCAAGATTAGGTTTACGATATACCCACTCTATTTATATATGTACCCTTACAGCAAATACGAATTGCGTTTTAGGTATAATGACGATATTTATAAGAGTACTCAATAATATAATTTTCAAAACATGGCAGAAACATTAATTTCCCCAGGCGTACTAGCGAGAGAAAACGACATTTCGTTTATCGCTCCATCCGCAATCGAAGCAGGGGCAGCAATTCTAGGACCTACAGTAAAAGGACCAGTAGAGGAACCAACTAAGGTTACTTCATATGCACAATACGTGAATATGTTTGGTACTACTTTTCCTTCTGGATCTACTAAACAGGAGTTCTTAACTTCTATTGCTGTTAAATCATACTTTAATCAAGGTGGTAACTCAGTAATTGTAACAAGAGTTGTAACAGGATCATTCGGAACAGCTAGCAACACAGCAGTTGCAGCAGACGATGCCGGTGCAGCACCATTTACACTTTCTACTTTAGGAAAAGGTTCAATCTATAATAACGTAACAGGATCTTCTTATAACGAAGTTGGTTACGATGAAAATAGTGACGGATCAATCAAATCAGGATCAGCTGATAACCTAAGATGGGAGATTGTAAATCAAGATAAAGTTAACGGAACTTTCGGTCTATTAATTAGACGTGGTGATGATAACTCAAAAAACAAAATAATCTTAGAAACTTGGAATGATTTATCATTAGATCCAAATTCTGAGAACTACATCGAATCTGTAATTGGTAACCAATCCAAATCAAAAGCAGTCGATAACGGACAATATTACATTACTTCTGCTGGTGAATATATCAACAGATCAAAATATATTAGAGTATCTGGTGTTGCAAGACAAACATTAGATTACTTAGCAAACGATGGTATTAACGTAAGAGTAGCAACTTCTACAGGATCTTTACCAACTGCACAATCTGGTTCATTCCACGGAGCGACTGGAGACAATGTAGTAGGAGGATCAACTAGAGATAAGTACTTTGGAGATATCAACGGAACAGATTCACAAGGTCTTACAGGAGCTTGTTATTCAGATGCAATTTCAATCTTAGGAAATCAAGACGAGTACGTTTATAATATAATTTCTGCACCAGGATTGTTATATGAATTTGGAGATCATAAAACTTCATTAGACTCAATTATTTCTACTGCAGAAAGCAGAGGAGATGCTATTGCAGTAATAGATGTACAGAACTATGGAGCTACTGTAGCAAATGCAACAGGAACAGCAGGAACATTAAATAGCTCATATGCAGCTACTTACTGGCCATGGTTACAAACTCAATCAGCTACAGGTAAAAATGTATGGATACCAGCATCAGTTGTTATACCAGGAGTATATGCATTTACTGACGGAGCTGCTGCACCTTGGTTCGCACCAGCAGGTCTTACTAGAGGTGGATTAGGAAATGTAATCCAAGCAGAAAGAAAACTTACAAGATCTCAAAGAGATACATTGTATAATGCAAATGTTAACCCAATTGCTACTTTCCCAGGAAGCGGAATATCAGTATTTGGTCAAAAAACATTACAAAAGAAGAAGTCTGCTCTTGATAGAGTAAACGTAAGAAGATTGTTAATTGATCTTAAGAAGTTCTTAGGAGATGTAGGAAAGACTTTAGTATTCGAACAAAATACTATCGCAACCAGAAATGGATTCTTAGCTACAGTTAATCCTTACTTAGAATCAGTAGTACAAAGACAAGGTCTTTATGCTTACAGAATAGTAATGGATGATTCAAATAACACTCCTGATACTATTGATAGAAATCAATTAATCGGTCAGGTATTTATTCAACCAGCTAAAACAGTTGAATTCGTAGTACTAGACTTTACAATTGAGCCAACAGGTGCAACTTTTGGAGCATAATTTTAAACTAACGATATTTATAATAAAGAAATAAAATGGCAGTACTAGATCCAAACGAAATAATGTTCAGAGCCTTCGAGCCGAAGGTACAAAATAGATTCATCATGTATATCGACGCAATTCCGTCTTTCATGATTAAGAATGTAACGGCTCCTTCTTTCACAGATGAGGAAGTTAAATTAGATCACATGAATACTTACCGTAAGATAAGAGGTAAGAGAAATTGGGAAAATATGGATATGACTCTATATGATCCAATAACTCCTTCTGGAGCACAAGCTGTAATGGATTGGGCAAGATTATCATACGAATCAGTTACCGGTAGAGCTGGATACTCAGACTTCTACAAAAAGGACTTAACACTTAATGTATTAGGACCTGTAGGTGACGTTGTTAGTGAGTGGGTAGTTAAAGGTGCATTTATAACTAATATGGCACAAGGATCATTTGACTGGGCTACTTCTGATGTTGCAGAGCTTTCAATTACTGTAGCAATGGATTATTGTGTATTGAATTACTAATTAAAACTGACCATAAAAAATTAAAGCTCCTAATAAGGGGCTTTTTTTTTGTATATAGTTGGTTCCAAAGTATAATTTTCTTATATTTATTAATAGAACTAGTTTTAAATAATAAAGTATATGAACAAACAAAGCAAATTTCCTAGCGAAATTGTAGAATTACCTTCTAAAGGCTTATTGTATTCTGAAGAATCACCTTTATCATCCGGAAAGATAGAGATGAAGTATATGACTGCAAAAGAAGAGGATATTCTAACTAACCAAAATTACATCGAAAGAGGTGTAGTAATAGATAAACTATTACAAGCTTTAATCGTAAACAAAGAAATAGACTATAATGATCTATTAATAGGTGATAAAAATGCCTTATTGATAGCAGCTAGAGTACTTGGATACGGTAAAGATTATGAATTTAACTACGGTGACACAAAAGAGATTATCGATCTTACTCTGTTAAAAGAGAAAGACTTTGATTCTAAAGCGTTTAAAAAAGGTAAGAATGAATTTACTTATACATTACCTACTACTGGAGTTGAATTAACGTATAAATTGCTAACTCACGGTGATGAAGCAAAGATTCAAAGAGAACTTACTGGACTACGTAAGATCAATAAAGAAGCTTCACCTGATTTATCTACAAGATTAAAGTATATGATTACAGCTGTCAATGGTGATGGTGAAACTAAAACTATTAGAGATTTTGTTGATAATGAATTCCTAGCTAGAGATTCTAGATCATTTAGGAAACACATCGAAAACATTTCTCCAGATGTAGATATGAAATTCTACCCGGAGAACGGTCCAGAGGAGGGGGTGACGATACCCATTGGGGTTACCTTTCTTTGGCCTGACGCAGCAATATAGGGTTAATCTGTTTACTCAGATTCATGAGATAGTATTCCATGGTAAAGGCGGTTTCGATTACGATACCATTTATGGGATGCCAATCTGGTTACGTAATTTTACATTTAAGAAGATGAACGATTACTATGAAGAAGAATCGAAGGCTTCTAAAAAAGGAACACCGGCTAAATCAATGCCGAAAGGACCTGCAATAAGAAAACCTTCTTATAGTACTAAGGCTCGCAAATAGCGAGTCTTTGCTATTTATACATATATAATATCATATTGTGGCTACAGATAAAGAAAAGCAAAATCAAGAAGAATTAAATAAAGCTAAAGTCCAAGGCAATAAGATTCAAGCTGAAGGTAATAATCTTCAGGAAGAACATGCTGGAGCAATAGACAATGCTAGGAAACTAGCAGCTTTATTAACATCCGAAAATAGAGCTCTTAATGAAGAATTAAGGTTCCAACTCGGTGTGAAGCAAAGACAAAGCGATTTTGACAAAGCTTTACTAAAAGTAGCTAGACAAATTACAGCTGCTTCTGAACAAAATGCAGTAGCTTTAGGACGTTCAGGTGATATATCTAAAGCAATTCTAAAAGATCAAACTAC